GAGATAACCGGCTAGGGTTCTTGTTCTGTTTATCAACAGTAAACCCATTCTTTTGGACGATTTTATATAAAAAATCAACACGCGTGCGGTACTCGTTATAATCATTGGCATCGATGTGTACAATAGCATGGATACTTTTGCCACCGCTATATACCATAGCTGCAATAGGCAGTTCTAACTGTTCAAGAATCGCCTTTTGCTTACCAAGTTCCATTTCATCAGATTCAATTAATGCAAATTTGTAAGATGTTACGTTATTATTCTTCACACCTTTACCGTCTAGTGCATTAAATCGAATCCAGGCGCCCGCTTCTTCGTCTAAGGTACCAATTGCATCATCAACTTTCTTATTGGACCTTAGAGCGTCTAATATTTGATTTTGCGTACGTCCAAAACTTCCTTTTGTAGGTGATTTGATTTCATGGCCGTCTTTACTATCGATATGCGTGTACACAGTATTTACGTATCCAACATAATCTTCTGGGTCAAATAATATTTCTAAATATTTGATAAGATCTGCCACACGTTGTTCTTCAGGATAATGCTTTGGAATTTCAATGTCAGCAGATTCTACCCATGTTTTATCAATAATTTTGTATGGATCCGGATTAGCCATCACCATAGCCCCAAATGGAATAGCGGTGTTATCCCATTGTCTACTAGAGGTCCAGCCATTATCCTTTGCCATTTGTGTAATCGTGGCACCTGTGATTTTCTTGCCTGTATAGGCCCCGAAAGAATTCCATTTGGCTTCGCATTCACCTAGATGGAATCGTTCACCATCATTAGCGGACCATTCTTCCCATATGAACATTGGATATCCTTCATGGTGAAGTGCAAGGCCTACATTCAGCCATTCTTCGTAGGAGCAATCGACAGGGTCGATATACTCCAACACTTCTTTTAAATCTAACTTCTTTTGTTGTTCCATTTGCACTCCTTTATGATGGTTGGTATGTTGCAGGACTTATGCCTTTGGGAATTCGCCAACCACTGGCGCTAATACGGCTTATCATGTTAGAGGCTTGGACATTTGTCCAAGTCCCCACATTTTTAAATCCTTTATTTTCTAAGAAACGGATCTGCTTAGGAGTGGATAACCCTTCAGCCTTCCGTTTATGTAATCTGTCAATAAGTAACGATGCTTTGCCGGCATCTTCAATCGCATCTGGATTAAGACCAAAGTCTTCGATAGTCTTCTTTTGCTTATCGGTAATAGTGGTAGCTTGCCAACCAAATGACGGCGTATAATGCGTTAAATCCTCAGCTTGAATGGAGAATTCAAACTGTAATGGATCTACCAACTTCGCCTTTTTCTTACGCATAGCTTCAAGTTCTTTGGCCAATGCTGCTTCGCGTTCCTTAAGTACATCATGTTCAGCCTGAACCTCTGCTTCTTCTAGTCCCATGCTTGATGTTTCTAGTATCTGCGTCATCTTGTCTGCTACATCATCTGACTTCGCAATTAGATGTGCTGGTCTACATAATGAATGCTTTTCATAATGCCATAAGAAATCGAGCACCAATAAATGGTCTTTTCCTTCACATAATCTAGTGCCACGGCCAATCATTTGCGTGTATAACGCTCTTGATTTCGTTGGCCGTAGTACGATTACGCAGTCAACACTAGGACAATCCCAGCCTTCCGTTAATAGCATTGAGTTACAGAGTACGTTGTATTTGCCATTGGCAAAATCTTCTGTAATTTCGTTTCTATTTTCACTATTACCATTCACTTCAGCTGCATTGAAACCACGTTCAATGAGCATGTTGCAAAACTTTTGGCTAGTTTCAATAAGTGGCAAGAATACGACTATCTTGCGGTTTTTATAGTCGAGTAATGTATCTGCAATTTGTTCCAAATACGGATCCAATACACGGCCTACATCACCGGCTTGAAAGTCACCAGCCGTCATTTTTACATTGGTGAAATCGATATGGAGTGGTAAGGTTTGTACTTGTATCGGTACTAAATACCCACTGCTGATGGCTTCACGTAAGGTATATTCATAGGCTAAGCTATCAAAAGCTTGCCCTAAGTTCTTCATATCCGCTCTATCTGGTGTAGCAGTTACACCAAGAACATCAGCCTCGTCGAAGTAATTTAAAATAGCTTGATAGCTATTAGATAAAGCATGGTGCGCTTCATCAATAATGATTGTGTCAAAGTAGGTTTTGCTAAAAAGAGAAAGCCGACTATTGCGACATAGAGATTGAACAGAACCGACTATGATGCGGTCCCATTTTCCTATGCATGATTGTTCGGCTTTCTCCGTTGCAGTAGTGAGTCCAGATGCTTGCATGATTTTATCTGAGGCTTGTTGAAGTAATTCTTCACGATGCGCCAGGATTAATACACGCTTACCTCTTCGGACGGCCTCTTCTGCAATCTTAGCGAAACAGATAGTCTTGCCTTAACCGCACCCCGTTGGTAATACCAACAGGGTACGTCTGTTACCTTTCTCCCACTCTGACCATACGGTATTGACTGCCTCTGTCTGATAGGGTCTAAGTTGCATTAGAAACCTCCAAAGCCTTCATCTGGTTTATAGAATTTAGCGATTTCATTGGCTGTGCCTTCTGTGCCATCGTTCTTTTCATATTTGCGATGCTTAAGTTCAAGGGTACCTGTTTTACCAATTAATAGATCAGGGTTAGCCATAAACTTTTCATTTGGTTTAGCTAAACCAGTTGCGATGAAGATATTGGATACTTTCCACATCATGGAGGGAATCCAGTACAATCTTTCAGTGACTTTATTCTTCCCTAAATCACCACCGTCGGCTTCTAATGTTACGACTGCTTTTGGTGTATTGGCCGGAATTTTAGCAGTTGCTACATCGGTATAACCCTTTTCAACATTAGTGATAGTGAAAGGATATTTACCAGGAGGAAGGAGTGTGAACTCCTTAACCTCTGCTACTACTTCAGAATTGAATCCTAATGCTTCTGTTCCTAATTGTTCGAATGCACTGCTCATAATTTGTTACCTCGTTTCTTATTTATTAATAAATTCAACAATTTTGTCCCACATTGGAATAATCCAACCATTCACGAATGCAGGATCATAATTTTCAAAAGGAGTACCAGCTGGATATTTGCCACGAGCTACTACAACAGACTGTACTTGATCCAGTGTAATACCATCTTTTACCATTAAATCTTTTAATGGTTTAGGGATAGGCGTTTCAACTAATGGTGTATCAAGTTCTTCTTTTACTGCTTTTGCTTTAGCTTTTGGCTTTTCTTGAATTGCTCCAACTTGTTCTTTTGCTGCTTCCGTTACCTCTGGAGGATACTTATTAGTGTCTTCTTTTAGCACTTCTTCAGCTGCAAGAGTTGGCAATACATCTTCTGGAATGACGTGAGCAATTTGGCTGTATTCAAATGGCATCACATCAGGTAATCCATGGCGATTTTTGGCATCCCATGCAGGATTGTGTGTGGCATACATCAACCGCTTGCCATTTACCGCCTTTTTCTTATTCGTAGTTGATGTGATGATTTCATTTTTGTAATTAGCAAATAGCACCATGTCGGCCCATTCTTTGATGAGTGGCGATGTTTGGCTACCTGTTTTCTTGCCGAGCTTTAATTCAAAGCGATCATAAGCACCAAGTTCATCAGGTTGTTCAAATTTTCTGATTTGAGCATGTGCCGTAAGGACTACATTCATACCCGCATCAATCACTTCATCAAGTAGATTCAAGAAACGGCCCATTTCTTCACGAACGAATACATATCCATTACCATATCCGAAGTCTTCAATACCTGCTTTATTGTGCTTATTACAGATATATTCGACACATAACTGTTCAGCCCAATCGATAGTATCGATGACTAATGTGCGATAAAGCCCTGGCATCATAGCGAATTCTTTCACATAAGAAATTAGCATTTGCCATGATGTAGGTTTATCAGTACGAGCCACATCTAAGTGGTCCGTACTGCCTTCTGTATCGATAAATACAGGCGATGGGAAATGACTTGCAAAAGTTGTTTTCCCAATACCTTCTACGCCATAAATGACAACCTTTTGAGCACGTTTGCGTTTGCCAGTTATAATGTTCATTACCATTCACTCCAATCTTCTGAAACTGTAGTATCTGTTGCAGGTGCTTCGACTTTAGGCTCTTCCTTTGCTTTAGGTTTAGCCTTAGTCTTTGTCTTAGCAGTTCCTGTTGTACTGAATTCTTCGCCTTTAATGTGGCCATCTTCGATGATGATAGAGCATTCATCCTCATTATTAGTAACGCGTGTAGCGATTACTTGTAAGCCTTCTTGCTCTAACCATTCTCCAAACTCTTTCATCGTATCGACGTCCATTTGTTCCATTTTGTCCATGAGAACAAATCCGCATTTAGGATTAAGAGCTCGCACAATAGCAGTGGCTACTTTAAGTTGTTCAGCACCACTCATGCAGTCCCATTGGCGATCATTGTAGATGAGGACACCATCTTGAATGGATAGACCAGGTAGAGGCATGTCAACAGATTCAAGAAGCTTATTTTTGCGCTCACGAATATCTTTAATAGTTTCCGTAAGTTCTTCATATTCTTGACTGAAATCTGCTGCTTCTTGTAATGCACGTTGCCGTTCTTGATTAGCACGGACCTTAGTGTTGATTTCATCAACAGATCTGATTTGTTCTTCTAGTTCTGCTGTGGATTCATCTTCTAAGTCTTGCGCAGCAGTTGTCGCGATATTGTAATCCTCTGCCAACTGCGTTTGCTTTTCCATTAATTCATCAAGTTTCGCCTGGTATTCATCAATACGATTAGCTACTGTCTGCATTTCAGTTTGGATAGCCAATACTTGGTTACGTTTTTGCTTATTTTCTTCATTTTTAAGCAAAATGCTTTGTTGTTGTTGAATAAGCTCAGAAGCACTCACCAGTTCATTAGGTGTATCATCATAGGCAGGCAACTCTTTAGCATATTTGTCTTTCTGAGTGGCTATTTGCCCTATAGAATGACGTCTCGAGTAGACCTCTTGGTATTCACCCTCGAGTTTCTTTAACTCGTCTTCTACGCCCAATAATTGAAGTAATTCTTGAGCCTTTTCTTTATCACTCATCTCCATGAACTTAGGTAAGTCCAAAGCAAGCTGACCAATGAAGGAATCTAAAATCTTTTGGCCAGACTTCTTACCTTCCGGATCCAATACTTTTAGCGTGCTATTTGCACCAGTTCGAGTTACTACTAAGCCATTGGATAGCTTTACTTCTAAACGTGGTGGATTATAACTGCCTTCACGTTGTGCCGTTGATGGTTCAAACTTAGCACCACCAAGTGCCCAGGCGATGGAGTCAAGAATGGAGGTTTTACCCTGTCCATTCTTGCCACCGATTACAGTGAGTCCATTTATTGTTGGCTCATATGAAACGGCCTTAACGCGTTTCACGTTTTCTAATTCGAATGAATTAATTTTGATTGTATCCATAAGTCCTCCTAGGATAAGTCCTTTTTAACATTTGTATATACAGGCGGTTTATTTACGAATTCCATATTAGCTATGGATAATGCCGTGATGAATTCTATTGGATGTTTAGAATGATTCCTGGCCATGCATATGCATCCTGCTGATAACATAGCAATTACAATATTTTCATCCTTAATATTTGTATTCGCTTTTACTCCGCATAATTGACCTTCGGTATATTCAATGGTAAGATTTAGCTTTTTTACTTCCATAGCTCCACCTTAGATCCCTTTTTGCGCGTTTACTTCTTCAACTAATTGATTTACGAGTGCTTCAAGTTTACTAATTCTGCTTTGTGCATCCTTAGCTTCTTGAACATAATCAGAACCTTTACCAACTTTGAAAGCGACGTTTGCGGTAAATTGCTTTTCAGCACCTAAACTCATACCGATGCCAAACATTGTTCTTTCATTAGGACGATAGAACGCACCTAACGCGACCGCGTTGCTACTTCTATAATGGCCATAGCTAATAGCGTAGGACGCTTTGTCGTCCTTATTAAAATCTAATGGATGTAAGCCTGCCAATGCTGCAGAGCTAGCTCCTAGTTTGTTCAAACGTTGATTTGTGGTATTAATTTCATTTAAACCTGCTTGACTTTGTGCTTTAAGTTGTCGCATGTTAACTGCATCAGCATCCGCAACTCCATCCGCTACATCGTGAATTTGTTGATTACCAGCGGTAATATTTTGAGTTGCAAATTCAATGTGTCTGCCGTTGCTATCAGCTGTCATACCATCCATATTGAATTGAGCATTGTCTAAATTGTCTGTATTTTCTACTTTGAAACCATTAGCCCCATAATCGGAGTTAATTTCTCCATTAAATACATGGCTACCATTTTTGCCAATATAGTTATGTTGTGGATCATTAACCGTGCCAAATTGAACGGAATTCATGTTAACCAGGTCTTTATTCACATGAACCGCGAACTCTTTACCACCATCAATATTTGTTGATTGTGTAACAGTTGTATTTGTTCCTTCGGCAACGGTAGTAAATTTAAGAGCGTTAATCACCGCATTTAGTTGAGAGCCGTTAATTGCGTCAGTAGATGTACCATCTACTCTACCTGCTGCCACGTTGGTTAGTGTTCGCTTATAGTTTTGAACACCACCATTACCAGCTTTATTATTTGCTCCGATAGATACAGTACTGTTAGCTACACCGCCGGCGAAATCATATTTTTCACCATTGATGAAAATGTGGTCTGTGGAAATAACTTCTTCAGTAGTAGCGTTGGTACCTAACGCTACAGAATTTTGCACATCGGCTACAGTATTATTACCGAGGGCCAAACTATCTACTGCTACTGCTTGGCTATGAGAACCTACAACAGTTGCCCCTTGATTTTTAGTTTTGTTATTTGAGCCAAAGGTTAGCTGTTCTTTAGAATTATCAAGCACTTGGTTACTATAACCAACTACTGCGCCTTGCCCACTTTTTACTTCGCCATTATTAGAGCCG